GCTTAACTCAAGGAGTTTGCCGAATCTAGATTGGTAGTTGTCCCAACCTTTAGCTCTAGCGATATCTTCACGATCTTGTTCTGAAAAGTCTTTTTTGGTGAGAACTGGTATCGCCGCATCTGGGAGACTTGCGGCAAACTTGTCTAGCTCAACATGTTTAGCCAACTCTTTGTTGACCACTTGCACGTTGAGCGCAGGATCGTCTTTATAGTTGTGAGTGTTCGGTACGCGTAGGATTCGCGCAGCATCCGCAGTCACCACTGAGTCAGCGTCGAGGCCGAATTCGGCACACGCAGCTTTCAGTTTCTCGGCTACAGGAAGCCATTCTTCTCGGGAGTACGCACGCGTGAGCACCCAGTAAACGTGCAGACCACGCCCTGAGTTAACTACAGCGGTACACTGTGGGAGGTTAAAATGTTTCCTAAATTCTCGTAGATGTTTTAGTGCATCTGCTTGTGTGCTGTAGGCTTTCCCTTCCCCGCAATCCAGATCAAGAAACAACGCCTTCATCTGCAAGACGTTTTTAGCTACGCGGTTTGTCGTACCCTCCACAAAAGTAGCAGGAGTGTAGTACGCATCGTACCCTTCGGCATCAAAGTTTTCTGCCGCTTCAGATATCGCTTCTATGCTCTGGTAAAACTTATGTTTTATTACGGGTTTTTTATCTGGGGTGTCGCTCTTCTTTATTCCTACAACACAGTATTGACCTTCATCGCTAAGAATAGCATTCAGGAATTCTGTGGTTTTCATAGTTAGTCCATTCAGAGGATAAGGGGCGCAAAAGCGCCCCATCGTTTTTAATCGTCAAATTCGTCCAGTAAGCCGACCAAATCGACATCCGCAGGTTTTTCAGCGGCTTTCTTTTTAGAAACCTTAACTTTCGGTTCCTCTATTTCTTCTTCCGGAGTATCTTCGACAACAACCGGAGCGACAGGTTCCTCAATTTTTACTTCTTGAGGCGCTGCGATAGCAACAGGTTCGCTATCTTCTTTCGGTTTTACCGTAAGCGCAATAAGTTTTGCTGTCTCTTCGGACTTTTGGTTCTCCAGAGCCATAGCTAACTCGTCCTGATCCAACATGCGTACTGGTTTGAAGCACAGCTTAGGAGTAGACGAATCTGTATCAAAACGAATTTCTGTAAGCAGGGAAGCCAACGGAGCTTTCTTGGAATCTAAGAACCTAGCATAAGTCTGTAGTCCCATCTTCTGCTTGTTGTCACCAAACACACTGGTAGCGGGTAGCTGTAACTGATACAGGTCTTTTGAAACAATCTTACCTTCTGCATTAGCCAACATAACTGCTACACGCTGCGAAAAACGACAAGCACGCCCTCCACTACCCCCAGAACCTTTCACGTTTTGTGGGCAATCAAAACAAGTCTCTGACTGTCTATCGGACGATACTACGTCTGCTGAAGGTTTACCTGTGCTTGAATCGCCAGACCAACAAACAGGAGGATTGTTCTGACCTTGCACATACTCTCCCGCATAATACTGACGTGCTATGGGAGCGGTCTTTACGATAACTACGTTTATTACACGTTGTTCTAGTTCTCCCACTTCGGCACCGTTAATTACCTGACGAAAAACGCCGCCGCGAATACTCAGGCGGTTAGGGCCACCGCTAGAAGACTTGGAGCGTCCCCCTGTGGCATTAGTATCCGGCTCTAACTGAGCCAAAAGGCTCTTGTATTCGTCCGGCATGTTGTCAAATAAAGCTACTTCGCTCATAAGTCTTCCTCGCTATCAAAATCAAATTCTAGTTGTACTGGTGGATTTTCTTCTGTTTGGTCTGGTTCTGGGGCTTCCTGTTTCAAAGCAGCCACTACTTCCGGTATGTTAAAGCGGTAGGTCTTACCCACTTTCACGTAGGTAGACGCAGGGATATACCCCTTGTTTACCCACTCTCGGATGGTTGGCACTTTGACAGAAAGATGTTTTGCAAGTTCATCTACCGGTTGGTAGCCATCATCCGTCATTTTTTTCTCCGCACGGTTACTGTGTATTCACTTTCACAATTAAGCCCCGCCGGTAATAAGGCAGGGTTATCCTCAAGGAACTGCTTTATATTTCCTTGGTGGATTCTTTTTTCCAGAAGCTCGGGCACTTCGTTTTCTAAGATAAACTTGTTCATGGACTCCCAATCTGAAGTCCAATATTTCTGCCTTAGCGAACGGTAGAACGTGCCAGACTCAGTACGGACAGACTCAATACCATTGTCCTTACAGTGGTCTAGTAGTGCGCCCTCTATGACTTTTAACTTCTCATTAAGAGCTTGTTCTTCTTCGCGTGCTTTAGCAGCAATCTCGTTTTTCTTGTCCCGTATCTTTATGAACACCGACACGAGACGATCAAGGTCATGTGTAACCTCGGCCATCATCTTCTCCTATGCTTGTTTTTACTAAGTTTTACTCTGTTTTACCTAGTTTAGCTAGGTGAGTATTACTCGTCAAGCACGTTTTTATATAGGTCAATCATTTGCGTGTGGACGTTAATGCGTTTGTCCAACAACGAATAAATATGTTTCTCTACGTTGGAGCCTTCTAGCTGCACAACGGTACAAGGATGCTTTTGCCCAGAGCGATGTACACGGGCATTAGCTTGTGCGTACGTCTCCAGAGAGGATGTTGGCCCCCACCATACGATTGTATTCGCCGCCGTGAGCGTTACCCCGTGAGCCGCAGCCTGTGGCTGTATGATCAGCACACGCGGGTCTGGACTCTCTTGGAATCGGCTAAACAGTTCTGTGCGTTTGTTCGCGCTAACTGTGCCATCTATGATCCCGTTGGTAATACCATCCGCAGTCAGCTTATCTGCTAGCACTCCAATGACATGCTTGAAGGGGACAAACACCAAAACTTTCTGGCTAGACTCGTCTATTACCTCACGTAGTACCTTGTATCGGTTCTTAATATCAAACTCCAACGTCTCTCCAGTATCCGAATAGACCGCACCACAGGAGATTTGTAGGAGCTTGTTCATGTTAACCGCAGCATTAGCGGCAGTTATCTGCTCCCCGCTGGCAACCGCTATCATTTGTTCACGAATAAGTTTGTAGTATTTATTTTGCTGCGCCGTCAGCTCGACCTTACGTTTAACGTAAGTCATATCAGGTAGGTCAAGGCACTCTTCCTTTGTGAATCGTATCGCCGGTTGCAGTGCATTGAATACTGTGTCGCTAGCGTTGTCTTTAGGAACCCATTTGAATTGCGTTATCTTGTACATAACCATGTCACGAAACGCACCAAAGAATTTAGGTACACCTTTAGGGTTAATAAGTTTTGCTAAACCAAACGCATCTACTGGTGATTGTGCTGCGGGAGTACCGGTCATCATCCACAACCATGTGTGTGGCTGTATGATACTGGCTAAAACTTTCCATCTTTTAGACTGTGCGTTCTTATAGTGCGTAGCTTCATCGACGATAATCAGATCGAAACCGCCGTTCATAATCTCGTCTTTTACTATCTCAACACCATCATAGTTGATGATTACATATTCAGTATCGCTGTTGATAATTTCCTGACGTTTCTTTTTGGAGCCATGCGCTATGTCTACTGTACGGTGCATAGCAAAGTTGAACATGTCAGCACGCCATGCAGAATCCATAATCGACAACGGGCAGATAATGAGCACACGTCTTATCACACCTTCTTTTATTAAAAAGTCGGATGCCCAGATAGCGGAACCGGTCTTTCCAGTGCCCTGCTCGTTAAAGCAAAACGCCCGGCTGTTTAAAGTTAGAAAGGAGGAAGTTGTTTTCTGGTGCTCGAAAGGTTGGTACTTACCCGTCCACTTGTACTTGCCCAGTATGGGAGACGGTACATTCCTTATGTTTAGATTTCGTAAAACTCTGGATTCGTCTACTCCCCACTTAACAGCAACATAATTATTTGGCAGTTGTTTACTTTTGGGGATAGCCGCAGTTATTTTTTCGGGATTACGAACCCGCAGAAGCAAGCCTCTGTTATCAACAATTTGCATAAACTACTTCTTTTTCTTGCTTTCGCGCTTACTAGTTTCAGAAACTAGCCGACCTTTTGAGTCTCGTTTGAACGATCTGTTCTTGGACTTGCTTTCTATCTTAGTGCCGTGAGAGTTCTTGCCACCCTTGCTTAGTGCTTTCTTGTGGCTTACATCCTTGCCCTCTCGCTTATCGGCTTTACCGTTCTTGTTCTTATCTACACCTTCCTTGTCAATCTTGCGCCGTGCACGCTGTCTTTCCATACGGTCAGCATGTTCACCACGGGCTTTCTGTTGTTGGTACTCTTTCTTATAAGGACGTTTCTTTTTCGTATACGGCATGACAGCCCCCTCAAGTATTAGCCCAATCCTCGTAGGCATCCGCTATGTATTCTTCTCGTTGTTTGTAGCGAATAGCTTCTTCGTCTTGGATTTCGTAAGGATAAATTTCTTTAAAGAAAACGGGTCGTGTTTTCTCAGGATCAGCTTCTCGGGCTTCCCCGCGATAAGAAGACATGTGTGACGGCAACGCTATACTACCTTCCACAAAACGTCTTCCCTTATCTGATAATGCCCACACACCTTTCTTCTCTGTTTGATACACTGCTCCCCAGTATGCGAGCTTTTGGAAGTTACTGCGTTGATTGTACGTTAGCCCTAAGTCTTTTAAATGCCCTTCACCACCTTTATCGTACAGTTGTTTCATAGCTATAGTAGAACCCTTATTTATTGCGTGAGTATACGTAACCATGCTTGCATCACAAAAAGGACATCGCTTTTCACTCGTAGTGCTATCTGTCATCGTCTATCTTCTCCCGTTATGGGGACACTCCATAACTATACAATGTGCTCTACATAACCCTGTAGGTCTGGGGTTCCATACATCTTTGTCGTAAGCCTTTTCCAACAACCCGTAGGAAGTTAGCCACTTACGCCATAACTCGGTTTGGTTTTCTACAGTATACGTTTCCTTAACGAACGCATTGCATACCACAAAAAGCAAACCGCTTTTAACCACTTTTATTTCTGGGAAATGCTTGAAGACGCAAAGCGCCATTAACTCAAGCTGTCCCTTGTCTGCGTACTTAGCAGACTTACCGGTTTTGTAGTCTATAACTTTGGCTACGCCGGATTCTCTGTTTACTATAATTAGATCAGCTACACCCCTATACCAAACATTGTCGGAAAAGAATCCGCAAGCCTCTAGGTTTTCGGTCAAGCCCATCTTGTATTCGCAAAGTTTCTCACCTTGCATGTTCTTCAGTTTGTCTAACGCAGTCTTCGCGTATTCAAACCTCGGGTCTAGCTCATTAGTCTTTTCGGAAACGTAGTCTTCCGCTGCTTGGTGAAACTCATTTCCGTAAAGAATCGCTTCAGTGTTGAAGTCTTCTTCGTAATCTTTTACGACCTTTGTGTGGTAATACTTTTTCGGACATTGGTCGAACGTCTTTATGCTGCTGAATGACCATTTTGGTTTGGGTTCCATTCAATACAGTCTCCGTATGTTTTGCCGATTTCCACGTCACCACAGACCGGAAGCCCTTCGGCCCAATCTGGGGTGTAACGCATGCAGGAGGCAACGTAAGCAGCAGCTTCGTCTACTTCCGTGTCTCTGACACAACATACTACAGAATCATGTACTGTTAGCACAACAGGATATTTTTTAGCTATACGCAACATCTGTTCAGACATTACACAACGTGCGATACCCTGACACACGTTTTCTATAACTTTACCGCCGTAGATTTTAGTCCAACCCATTCGGGTCTTGTACGAATACTGTAGACCTTTTTCACCTTCTTCGGCTCTGAGTTGATTGTAATACATGAGCAAACCGGAGGGGAGTTTTATTGCTCTAAGATTTGGAACGACCGTGAGCACCCCCTTTCTACCAAGCGGTGTTGAATAGTCTTGGTACATGTTGGTTATTGTTGTCTGGGCTTGTCGCCACAGCTTTGTTATCGCATGATTCCTGTTTCTATATACAGAGATTATCCGTGACGCTTCCGGTGCTTCTACATCAACCCCGAAAGTCTTCAGTTGTTCGCGGAACCGTACCGCGCCCATGCCATACCCTGCACCTAGTATAGTAGTCTTACCGACGAACCTTTCACTGGCTGAGATATCGTCAACAGGTTTGTTGTAAATAGCTGAAGCCATGATCTTGTACACGTCTTCGCCTTTGGTGAATGCCTCCACCAAGTCGTTCTGCTCTGCTAACCAAGCAAGCACCCGTGCCTCTATCTGAGCCGAGTCGGATTCAACCAGAGTGTAGCCTTCAGGAGCGCAAATACAGGATTTCAATACCTTTGCATTTGGCCCGCGTGATGGTAAGTTCTGTAAGTTTATCTTGTCTAAACCGCCCCACCGTCCGGTATGCGCGGCGTAATACTTGATCGGTACTGGAAGCGCCCCGCGTGTAGCAATATCCAAGAATCTGTCAGTACGTGTTTCCTCTAGCGTACTCTTAAGTCCTATGCGAGCTGCCACTAACGCTTGCACCTTTGGGTCTTCGTGTTCCTGAAGTGCCTTGAACGCCTCATCGCTTTTGGCAAAGGCAAATGTCTCCTTACCTGTCCGTAAACTTATTTTGGTAGGTGGTATAACCCCCAGCGACTCAAGTGCTTTAGCAAACTTAGGGTTGGACATAAGCTCGTCCTTCTCGATGCCACACTCCTCCAACAAGCGATCCTTTTGTTCTTGTAGGGTGTCGAGATGCCCCTCTAATTTGAGCACGTCTAATTCAAGCACAGGGTCTATGAACATACGCAAAGTCATATCTATAACTTTAAGTTCGCCCACCGGGAAATTGCGCTTACGCATAAATATGTTGAACAACTTATAGGTTAGCTCCACGTCTTGTACGCAGTAGTCACCATACCGTTCTAATTCGGCTTCGTTGAAATCTTCGCGGCGTTTGTCCAACGCGTGTATTACTTCATCACCCTTCTCTCCAATCTCATACATTTGCGAAAGTCGTTTAAGTGACGCACCCGCATCAACACCATGCAACGCACGCGCCATGCAAAGAGTATCAAGGTATAAACGAGGGTGAATATCAAGCAGCCAACTAAGAATAGCGCCGTCAAACAAAGTGTTATGAGCAAGTACAGCACACTCTCCCCAGTTATAGTTGTCATGTAAGTACCTCTTCAAATCACTGAACGGGCCACTCAACCAAACAGTATCGCCATCGTTAACTTTTACTCCCACTCCAATAATTTCAAAGTCAGGACTGCGGACGTATTGTTCAGTGGTAAGTTTAGTTAGAGAGAATGTCTTTGAGTAATAGGTCTCAAAGTCTACGGTTATTATGTCCACTACAACCTATCCTCGTATTCACTGACAGGTGGTACGCCCGTAGCTGTTAACTTACCTTCCTTAACAAGAGCAAGACGGTTAGCTTCCTGTGCAGCAGCTATTTCCTTTTTATTTTGGCCGGTGTATTCGACAGCCAGTTTTTCTTTGATGAGTAGCTTATTAAGGGTCGTTCGTCCCACTTTGATTTCACCCAAGTAGCGTCCAAACTTTCCCTTCTCTTTTGTTCGGAGAGCATAAACTTCTCCCACGATGAGAGCTTTTTGAACGTAGGCTTTTGCGAGTAGTCCATGAGCTTTACCTGCCTTATTTCTTTGCCTGCATTCAGGCGTGTCAATTCCGTATAAGCGAATACGCTGATTGCGAAGCCAAACGTCAAAACCAAGATCAATATCCACATCGACTGTATCCCCATCTACTATGCGTCTAATAGTTGCTTTGTATTCGTACACTAGTTAACCCCTCTGTAAAACACATGTTTGTGTATGTTAGTTGTAACCT